GACGATGACCCTTTGGAGTAACGCGGGAGTCCTTCACCTATCTCGTAGCGAGACTATCGCTTGAGACAGGACTCTCGCCCCAAACTTTAATCGAACTAGATCACACAATGTTTAGGACTTTACTTCAAGCCCTAAAGGACAAAGCGAAGGAGCAAGCCGATGCCTACAAAGGTGCAAGGCGTCGTTAACCTTCGCAAGGGATTGAAGCAGTTCACACCTGATCTAGCAAAGGAAACTACAAAAGAGATCGGCAACTTTCTCAAGCCAGTAGTTAAGAATGCTCGCGGGTTTATTCCATCTAACAACGAGATCCCTAGTGGCTGGTTAGTCGGTAATCAAAAAGGCAAATGGGAACGCGTAGCTTTTGACTCTGGTGTTGCCAAGCGCGGCATTGGATACAAGACAACTCCTAGCAAACCTAACCGTCGCGGCTTTAAGTCTTTGGTATCTATTCTTAATAAGTCTGCTGCCGGTGCAATCTATGAAACATCAGGTCGTAAGGCTGGCAATGTCGGTCGCTTTACTCCAAGGCTTTCAGGTTCAATCGTTGGACCAAACCAAAAGCAGCAGGGTCGCGCAATGTTTAAGGCGTGGCAACAAGATGAAGGCAAAGCTAAAGGCGCTGTACTCCAGGCGATCTTTAACTCAGCCGCAAAGTTTAACGCTAGGACTGGTGGTAACTAATGGCTGATCTAAGAATTGATATTGCATCAGAGTTTGTTGGTGCTAAAGCCTTTAGGCAAGCAGACACAGCCACATCTGCTTTAAGCAAGCAAGTAACCAAGCTAGCTAAATCTTATCTTGGCATAGTTGGAGCACAAAAGTTGCTTCGCGGTTCTGCTAATGCAGTCAAAGCTTTTGCAGCCGATGACAAAGCAGCTAGAGTTCTTACCCGATCCTTGGACAACCTCGGCTTAGCCTTTGCTGATCCAGCAGTTAAAACTTTTATTGCTGATCTAGAAACTCAATTTGGCGTACTCGATGACAAGTTGCGCCCAGCTTTTCAGAGACTATTGACCACGACCTCATCAGTTAAGCAATCTCAAGAGCTTCTTAGAATTGCCCTCGATCTTTCTGCCGCAAGCGGTCAAGATGTTGTTACAGTTGCTGGTGATTTATCTAAAGGCTATGTAGGTCAAACTCGCGCACTTGCTAAATATGGTTTGGGATTAACTCAAGCAGAACTTAAAGCAATGAAATTTGAGGAAATCCAAGGAAAGATCACAGATTTATTTGGTGGTCAGGCTCAAGTATCTGCCAATTCTTATTCAGGATCATTAGATAAGATTACAGTTGCAGCAGCGAATGCAACAGAGATTCTAGGCAAAGGCTTAGTTGAAGCCCTGGGAGCTGCGGGTGGAACTACTGGATTAGCAGGATCATTATCTGGAATTTTAAAGGTTGCTACGGCTATTAGTGATTTATTTGTGGGCATTGGAAGAACTGTCGCTGCTATTGCTCCTTTCTATTCTGGCAAGAATTTGTTCCAAGCAATCTCTGAATATAAAAAAATTACTGCTCAATTTAGAGAAGAAGATAAAATTGCTCGCAGACAATTTGGCGGCGCAGCAGCAATTAAGTATCAAAAAGAAGCAGCAGCATTAGCAAAAAAGAACCTAGTCGTCACAACAAAAAACACTAAAGCGATTAAAGAGCAGACAGCGTTACAAAAGGCTGGCACTTTATTCGATGTTGAGCAGACTTCAATCATTGCAGCCTTGAAGAATAAGATCAGCGAGGATGAGCGCAAGCGCCTAGAGCTGCAACTAGCCCTTATCACCGGCAATACAACAGAGGCTTCTAAACTTGCTGGAGAAATTGGCAAGGCTCAAGGATTAAGCGCAGGACTTATTGCTTATCTAAAAGACTTGCCAGATGCCAAGAATCCGTTCTCTGGCTGGAAGTCCTATCTTGATTCTATTGAGGCTCAAGTTAGAAGGATTGCAAGCAGCGGCACAGGCGGCGGCGGCATAACAGGTAACGTTCCAATGACACCTGACGGCGCTGGAGTTGCTTCTAATATCTTTACAGTTCCATCAACAGGTCTAACAGCCGCGCAAGCGACATTGCCACAATTTAACGTCAGACTGGTAGTTGATGGTAAAGAGTTGGCTAACTCGATTACAGAAGTCCAGACTAACAACTCACTTTCAGGCAATAAGATTGCAGTTAATCGTCGGTCTGGATCGTTTGCAGAATGAGCCTACCTGCTCAGATAAGTGTTTCCTTTGACTTTACTAGCGGCGCAACCTTTGGCTTTCCTTTTACTATTGGAGATGCTAAATACGGCGTATTGGGTACAGGCACTTTAGCCTCGACTACTACTCCAGAACCTACGGTTGATCTTACTCCAGATGTCTATTCGATCAGCATCCGTCGTGGTCGCAACATTATGCGAGATACCTACGAAGCTGGTCAGGCAACTATCCGAGTCCTGGATCCTCTCAGCTACTTTAACCCGCAAAACACTTCATCGCCTTACTATGGTTTCCTGACTCCCTTGCGCAAGCTGCGCGTATCGGCAACCGTTGGGGGCGTGGGTTACTTCCTGTTCTCTGGCTACACCATTGAGTACAAGTACACCTATCCTCAGAACCAAGAGACAGGTTACGTTGACATAATCTGCACAGATGCTTTCAGGCTTATGCAGCAAGCAACTCTTACAACAGTTGCAAGCGCTACAGCAGGACAAGATACCGGCACACGAATAGGCAAGATATTAGATCAAGTCTCATGGCCGACCTCAATGCGCACAATCGACACAGGTAACACAACCTGCCAGGTCGATCCAGGCACTTCTCGCACTTCCCTCGATGCGCTCAAGAATGCAGAGTTCTCCGAGCAAGGAGCGTTCTTTATCAATCACGAAGGCACAGCAGTTTTCATCAATCGCACTAATGTGATCAAGAAGGCTGGCGACACGCCGATCGAGTTTAATCAGACTTCTGGCATCCCTTACACAAATCTAATCTTTGCATTCGATGACAAGCTGATTATCAACAGCGCAGGGATGACCATTGTCGCTGGCGCAGAGCAAGTCTCAGAGAACGCAGCCTCGATCGCCAAATACTTCTCGCATCAATTAAATCAGACAAACCTGGTAGCGCAGACTAATACCGATGCACTCAACATAGCCAAGATATATGTGGCAACTAGAGCTGAGACAACTATCCGCATTGATGCGATGACAGTTGATCTGCTCGATCCAGATGTGCCAACTGCGACGATGCTGGATTTGGATTACTTCTCAAACCTACAGATAACCAATGTGCAGCCAGATGGCTCAACGATCGTTAAAACTCTACAATGTCAAGGACTGGACTGGAATATCACGCCAAACTCCATGAAGGTAACTGTCACAACACTCGAACCTATAGTCGAGGGCTTCATCATAGGTTCCTCTCTATCAGGTATAATCGGCACTAACATAATGGCGTACTAGGAGATAAAAATGGCAACAGGCTTTCCAGCAAGCACAGGCGATGTTCTTAGCGCGGCTATGTATAACGGGCTAACAGCCTTTACAGTCAATACGGCACAGACAGCCGACTACACAGCAGTTCTTAACGATCAATATCAAGTAATTCAGCCTATGAATAAGGCTACAGCTATTGCTTTCAAGATACCTACTAACGCTTCTGTAGCCTTTGCTACAGGCACAGTCATAACGATTCTCAACATAGGTGTTGGTACTTGCACAATATCTGCAGTTACCCCAGGCACGACTACAGTCCTTTCAGCCGGTGCAACAGCAGCTAGTCCTACGCTTGGCCAATACAAATCAGCAGCCTGTATTAAAACTGCGACAGATACATGGTACGTCGTCGGAGCAATAGCATAATGCTCAATAATGTTGTTTCAATTTTTTCAGGATTCAAGCCACCAATTTCAGCGGATTATGTAGTTGTGGCTGGCGGCGGCGCAGGCGGCGCGTCTCGCGCATCTGGCTCAGGTGGTGGCGGTGCGGGTGGTTATCGCACAGGATCATCCTTTACTTTGCCAGCATCTTTTACAGTAACGGTTGGCGCAGGCGGCGCAGCTAGTGGTACTGCCGCACCTTCTAACGGTTCTAATTCTATTTTTGACACTATTACTTCAACTGGCGGCGGTTATGGTACTTGGCGCGCTATTAGCGGTTCACCTTCTGGCGCAGCGCAGACTGGTGGCTCAGGCGGCGGTGGCAACATCGACGGCGGCATTACAGGCGCAGCAGGAAACACTCCTTCAACATCACCATCTCAAGGAAATAACGGCGGCAATGGCGACAGTTCTGATCCTTATGGCGGCGGCGGCGGTGGCGGTGCTAGCGCAGTTGGAGTTAGCGGTACAACAACTGGAAACGGCGGCGCAGGATCAGCTAGTTCTATTACAGGCACATCAGTAACATACGCAGGCGGTGGAGGTGGCGGTGCATTCAACGATCCTGGCGGAGCTGGTGGATCAGGTGGTGGTGGTAATGCAGGAAACTCAGATAGTACCAACCCTTCGGCAGGTAGCGCGGGAACAATAAATACTGGTGGCGGTGGTGGTGGTGGAAGCGCAGGCGGCACTTCACCTTTTGGAGTAATTGGTGGTTCAGGTGGCTCTGGAGTAGTCATTATTGCTTACCCAGATAGTTTCCCTGCTTTAAGTTCTATTGGTGGCGGTCTTACTTACGACCAACCTACGCGCTCTGGGTATAGAGTTTATCGCTTTACAGCAGGAACAGGAACGGTGACTGCATAATGGCTCACTACGCATTTCTTGATGAAAACAACATTGTTACAGAAGTTATCGTTGGCAAAGACGAAACAGAACTTATTGATGGTTTAACGCCTGAAGAGTGGTACGGAAATTACAGAGGGCAAGCCTGCATTCGTACAAGCTATAACAACAAGATTCGCTATAACTATGCAGGCATTGGCTATGCCTATGATCCCATTGATGATGCTTTTATTGCACCTGCTCCGTGCGATCATTCAGAATTGACACTCAACGATCTAAAACGATGGGAGTGTGCAGCCTGTGAAGCCTCGTTTAAGTCGCTCGGCAATCCAGCTTAGAGAGCAGATCGATGACTGTTTCAGCGATCGTGATCGCACCTCGGATGGCTGGATCGGTGATAGTCGCCACTCAGCTCGTAAGTCTGACCATAATCCAGATGAGCAGGGCTGGGTTCGTGCCATTGACATTGACCGCGATCTATCCGGCAAGGCTAAGCCCGACCTCATGCCCGATGTGGCAGATCAACTTCGCATCCTGGCAAAGTCTGATAAGCGCATCTCGTATCTTATATTTGACTCAAAAATCTGTAGCGCTAAATCATTATGGCGTTGGGTTCCGTATAAGGGAATCAATAAGCATGCTCATCATGTCCACATATCTTTCACTCGCAAAGGCGATGAGGACAGTTCGTTCTTTAATATCCCACTACTAGGAGCAACTAAATGAATATGAAGCACCCAGCAATAATTTCCGTCGGCGCGTTCTTGGCTGTATGGGGTACAACTTCTAACTTCGCCCTGGACTATCGCGCCATCCTTGGATCGATCGTCGCTGGCATCTTCGGATATGCCACCCCTAAAAAATGAGCATACAAGATTACCTGAATCTCTATATTGCCACGCTTGCGATAGTGGGTGGATTAGCTGGCTATGTAATCACGCACTTGCTTTCGGAGATCAAAAGACTGAATCAGCGTGTCGATGAGATATATAACATACTTCTAGAGCGATAATTTTATCTATGGCGCGCAAAAGAGTTATAGACCTTGAGGATTACTCAATGTTGGAGACTTACTGCATAGGGCTAAATGAGTATTGGAAAAGCCTTAAGAAGGCTGGCTTTGCTGACGATATAGCCTTGGCGCTGTTACTCGAACCTTTAACTTATCCTGCAACAATCTTGCCTACTCCTAACTGGCTGCCAGAACTTCCCTACTCCATCCCTTATGACGATGACGATGAGGATTAACAATGAAAAGAACTGTAATCGTTCCCGATCTACAAGTTCCCTATCATGACGAAGTAG